AAATATTTGAATATAATCCTAGCGCTGATGTTATGCGTTGGCGATACGAGGACGAATCACACGATGACTTTGGGTGGCCTAACTATGGTCGAGTTATAAAAAAAGTAAAGAAAGACGCTAACTATTATTGGTCTAAAGGGTATAATGATTGGAAAAAGAGTTTAAAGAAATGATACCTTTTCCTAATAAAAAATATAACATTATTTATGCGGATCCTCCTTGGAGCTATCAAGGTAAAATGATGAACAGCTCTGTTACCGATCATTATTCAGTAATTAACATAAATGATATTTGTAAATTATCAGTAAAAGATATTACTGCCGATAATTGTATTCTTTTTATGTGGGTAACATTACCAAAATTAAATGAATTTATGAAAGTTATTGATGCATGGGGTTTTGAATATAAATCTACAGCTTTTGTGTGGTGTAAAAAAAATAAAATATCAGACAGTTTTTTTTTAGGTTTGGGTAGGTGGACTAGAGCAAATCCAGAAATATGCGTATTAGCAACTAAAGGTAAAATAAAAAGATTATCTAAATCAGTAAGACAACTGCAAATATTTCCAATAGAGCAGCATTCAAAAAAACCAGATCAATTTAGAAATTTGATTTTAGAATTAGTCGGAGATCTTCCACGGATTGAGTTATTTGCCAGACAAAAAACACCAGGATGGGATGTTTGGGGGAACGAAGTTTAATGACTGTAGGATACGGAATAGGTATGTTGGGGTATAATTTGATCTGTTTGATTATAGGTCTTGCGATAGCTTATTATGTGATAAATAATTATGATGAATGAAAAAGATTTAAATGAATACCATAGTATTGGTAAGCCTATCAAGTGGAGTAGTAAATATTCCTATGTCACTGGTACACGACACGAGGAGCATGGAACACGGACCTATGATGTAAATGGTTCTAGACTTCCGTCCGTTACTACGATATTAGGCGCAACAAAAGATCAACAATTTTTAAAAGATTGGAAGGCAAAAGTTGGAGAAAAAGAAGCTAACAGAATCAAAAACTTATCTAGTAATAGGGGGACAGCTATGCACAAATTCTTGGAATCTTATGTACAAGGAGTTGGCTACGATGATCTTACAGAGCTCGGACAAAAGGCGAAAGCCATGGCCAAAAAAATTATTGAAGTGGGTCTTACACCAGTTGAAGAGATTTATGGTTCGGAAGTCACATTGTATTATCCTGGGCTTTACGCTGGGTCTACTGACTTGGTTTGTAACCATAATGGTATGGAAAGTATTGTAGACTTCAAACAAGCGAACCGCCCCAAAAGAGAAGAATGGATTGATGACTATAAAATGCAAATAGCAGCATATGCCATGGCGCATGATTACGTGCATAAATCGAACATTGAACAAGGTGTTATTATGGTATGTACACCTGACCTATACTATCAAGAGTTCAAAGTTTCTGGGGCTGATTTGAGGTCTTGGAAACACAAGTTTCTCAAACGATTAGATATGTATCACGAGTTAAAGTTTGACGAAAAAGAGGCAGTTGACATAAATTTGCCACAATTAGAAAAGGAGATGAAAAATGAACGATAAAATGTTTTTAGCTTTGATGAAAAGATACGAGTCAGAGATAGAAGACGCAGTCTACAGAATAGATGCAATTAACGAACACAACTTAATTATACCTGAACATACAGATATATTGGGTGAAGTTGACAAAATGTTACAAAAGATTTCAAACGCAGAGGATAGATTGGCAGCATTAAGGCGACATTATGGCAAAAAATAGGCAGTTTACCAATTTATATAGTATTATTTTACGGGTGAATAAAATATTTTTTAATGTCACGAAATAAAGTGTACTATGTGTACTTTTGATCATTTTTAAGCATAAAATATAGCTTTTTATGGGACAAATTATAGTACACTTTTTGATTTATGGTACAGATTAATATGTACTATCAATTTCGCTATCACGTGCGGGAATGCATATTTTAAAAAAATAATTCTGTGATATAAACCTACTATGCCCAAGAAAAGAAGAAAAAGCGTTGCCTCAACTGTAACTCCCGACATACCTTTTCCCAAAGTCCGAGTGGAGTGGATCGATTGTGTGAGTGATTCGGGCTGGGCTACCGACAAAGAGTTTGATAGAATGAAATTAGCAAGACCGGTTAATGAAGGTTGGTTGTATTCTAAAGATAAAAAATCAATAAAGCTATTTGCATCTTACGATAAAGAAGATGATGGAAGTTTTACTTTTGGGGATCGGACGATGATTCCGAGAGGTTGGGTAAAGAAGATTCAGAAGTTGTAGGTTCTTCTGGTGTTACATTTATCAACTGTCCATAATCATCTAATATTTGTTTCATCTTTGCTTCTAACTCTTGTTCTGATAAATCATCAAGTTTTCCTGTTTTTATTATTTTCCTATCTATGTATAATCCTGCTGCTTTTCCACGATTTGCTTCAGCGTTTACTGCGGAAGAAAAAGATCCTTTCTTCAATGCTGCTTCACGAAGTCTTGCGAGTTCTGCAACATGCCCTTCGTAGGTCACCTCGTGTTTTCGTAATCTTTCTTCTCTCAGTTCTCCCACGTATTTTACTACAAGGGGTGATAATTTTGGGTTTGTTAATTCCGATCCTTCTTGCCTTGCACGTTTGGGGCTATAACCAGCTTTGATAGCAGCTTCTGATTGTGTTAAAGGTCCGTTTTCATCACCAAATACCAAAAACTCGGCGAATCTTCTTTGCATTTCTGTTAATCTTTTAGGAACTCCCATATTTGACAATTTAAGGTAACACGTCTATAAAGTCAATATATGAAAGATGACAGAGGAGATCTCGATTTAACTAAACAAATTCAAGACTTAAACAGTCAAAATGAGGGTTTAAAAAACCTAATCAACTTTCAAAAACAAGAAATTTGGGAGCTTAAAAAGATTAAGTTTGAAAATGAACAAAATAAAAATTTAGTTTTTAATTTAAAAAAACTTATCGAGGAGATTTCTAAAAATGTTCGTTAAACACTTGCAAGAGTATTTAGATAAATTTACCGAAGGACGTAACGGAATGAGGGGCAATGCGGTCAGTAATGCGAGAATTTATATTATGACTAGTAAAGGTTATTTAGAAGAGATTAAGAGAATTGAAGTTCACGAAAGCAACAACCCTAATGACACTTCAATCAGGGTTGTGCTTAAACCTAACAAAGAAGAAAAATTAATTCTACCTCCTGGATACATCAAAGACTATTGATTAAAAAGGAATATCGTCATTTAACTTTTGTTCTTCTTGTTTTTTCTTTTTCCAATCTAAATATTCTTTTTTATTTTTTTCTTCTTCATTCCATTGACTATTTAAGATATCTCTCATTGCTTTTTTTAACTTCTCAAGACTATCTTCAGTATCAATTAAAACTACTATTTTATTAATTAGATCTAATTTATCTTTTTCCATTATCCTACCTCCTTTCTTATGCACAACTTAGGCAATATCGCTTGTCCGAGGGGCTTTGATTCTTGTACAAAGGTTCATCACAATTTTTTGCTTTGCAAATTGTTCTACCTTTATGATAGTTTTCTTTTTCTATCTGTAACAGTTCGTCAAAGGTTTCATTGCCTTTTAATTTAACTCCGTTAAAAGTTTCTAATCTTTCAACTTGTTTATAGTTTATTTTTTCTTTCATTACTCCTCCTTTCTTTTAAATCCCATAAATGGGATCTTGATAGTTTGGATTTTTTACTTTTGTTTTTTTAACATAAGTATATTTCTTTTCTATTGAGTCTATTTGCTTTTGAGTTGCCATCTCTTTAATTTGCAATTTAAGATAATTTTTCCAAGCCTTTTCTTTTTCTTCCATTATTTTATCTCGATTTAACTCTAACTCTTTTAATTTTTTAACATCAGATTTAAGCCATCTTTTTTTAAATCTTTCTACTTCTTCAATTATATACTTATCTGTTGTATTAGCGTTCCAACCCTTAATCCACGTATCCATATTACTTATCCTCCTTTCCGTAGTTTGGTAATCCTTCAAATATCATCATTACACTCATAAAAAATAATAATATTGAAACAACTTGATGAGATGTATGCAAAGCTATAATTAAACTTACTTGAGCCATTGCAACACCTAATAACACTAATAATAGTTTCATTTTAAACCCCATTTTTTAATTTTAAAATCAAGTGCTTTTTCTAAATCCTCTTCACTTTCATCATTATTTCTTACCTCAACTATATCTGATTTATCAAACTCTAATGTGTCCGATATTCCGTTTCTAGTTATTGTAATTGTAGTGTCCTTCCATTCGTCCTCAGAAATAACCACACCTTTTATATCAACTATATATTCTTTCATTTTTTCTCCTTTCTTTCTATCTTATTCTTATACCTTATATAATAAACCTTCTTACTACTCAAGATGTTTCTTATCGTTTGTTTTTTTATCTCGTGTAGTTCGTTGTTAATTGGTTTATATTCTTTTTTACTTATCATTTTTCTTTCTTACTTGTCCTTTATAGTCCTATATTTGTAAAAGTCAACCATAAAAAACACGTTGTTTCTGATCTCATCAGTTGAGGAATAACCTCAATACACCCCCAAGCTGAGGGTGTTTCGATCTACAGTCTTTTATATATTTTTTTGGCTAGCCCTTTATGCACCTTACTAACTCCCCAAAATTTAAGATATTCTTTAACATTTGAAAGTATATCTTTAAGTAAATAATACCTCGCTAAAGAACTTTGAGAGTTTAAGTAACCATCTCTTTCTTGTATGTCAGCGATAAGTTTCATATCTTTCTTGTGCCTATCGGTGCCAAAATTAGCTGCTATCAAAACAGCGTTTTCAGTGTGATAGTTCTTATCGGTGTTTACTTCCAAAGTTTTCAAAAATGGATCAAAATACTTTGGATGGTTCATATCAATTGTCATTCTTTCTCCTTTGTTATATATAAAGGATAATATAGGATAATAAAAAAATAGATATGGTCAAAAGTGTCGCACCACTACATATAGATTTACAAGCACTATATCTAGGTTTATTACCTTCAATCGTATTGATTTATAATACGCTTGTTACTCTAAATATTAATGAAGAATGAAAGTAAATTTTATCACGAAATCAAAAAGAACTTACCTCAAATTAGTTGGACTAGACTTGAAAATTTTGTCATACTTGGGACTCCTGATCTATTGGGCTACAATATTAATTGCACCTTTTTCACAGTAGAGCTAAAAGTTGCAAGAGGTAACCGAATTACTTTTTCACCTCACCAAATTGCGTTCCATCTTAAACACCCAAAGAACTCTTTCATCTGTGTCAGGGGCCAAGGTTCGAGATCCGTGAAACTTTTTGAAGGCTCCAGGATCCGTGAACTTTCAACCAAGGGTTTAAAGCTGGAACCGGTCGCCACGGGCTTTGATGAAATATCCAAGGTCCTTGGATCATTGTGATCATTACTAGTAATAATCGATAAGTTATCACTAGTAATAATTTATGGTTCTTGGTGCTTGGAGCTTGGGCAAGGGATCCTAAACAAAAGCCAAAATTTAAAATATTTACTTTACCGACCCCCCCTTTTTCACAAAAAAAGTTACTTATATTGTGTACTTGTGCAAGACTTACACTGTTATGGTTGGTAAAATCGTTTTCAATAGGTATAGTAACCCTGAAAAATTTTTCAAAAATTTATATGGATTTGAATAACGTTGACATAAGTAAACTACCTGCAGATGTACGAAAAACATTCAGAAGATTGCAGGTTATGCACGCTGAAAAAAAGATACAGAACAAAGCTAAGAATGATTTTTTATCTTTTGTAAAATGTGTGTGGCCTGATTTTATTGAGGGATCTCATCATAGACACATAGCCGATAAATTTAACAAACTTGCAACAGGTGAGATAACAAGGTTAATTATCAATATGCCACCAAGACATACCAAGTCAGAGTTTGCATCCTATCTTCTGCCAGCGTGGATGGTTGGCCGTGATCCAAAGTTAAAGATCATACAAGCAACACACACGGGTGAGCTCGCAGTAAGATTTGGTCGTAAAGCAAAAAATTTAATCGATAGTGATGACTACACAAAAATTTTTAAAACAAGATTACAAGAAGACAGTAAAGCAGCTGGACGATGGGAAACGGCACAAGGCGGTGAATACTTCGCAGCTGGTGTTGGTGGTGCGATCACAGGTCGTGGTGCAGATCTTCTAATCATTGATGACCCACATTCAGAACAAGATGCAATGTCCAAGGTCGCTTTAGAAGGAGCCTATGAGTGGTATACATCAGGTCCACGACAAAGGATGCAACCAGGTGGTAAAATAGTTTTAGTTATGACTAGGTGGTCAACCAAAGATCTAACCGGTATGTTAGTTAAAAATCAAACAGAGGCAAAAGCTGATCAATGGCACGTGGTCGAATTTCCAGCACTCATGGAACATGGACCAGTGTGGCCTGAGTATTGGAAACAAGACGAACTTGAAAAGGTCAGAGCAACACTACCCGTTGCCAAATGGAATGCACAGTGGATGCAAAATCCAACTGCTGAAGAAGGTGCAATATTAAAACGTGAATGGTGGAGAACTTATGACAGTGATACTATTCCACAAATACAACACGTAATACAATCTTATGATACTGCGTTTCTTAAAAAAGAAACTGCAGATTATTCCGCTATCACCACTTGGGGTATTTGGTATCCTAGTGAGGATGAAGGGGCTAATCTTATACTGCTCGATGCCATCAAAGGTAGATACGAGTTCCCTGAACTTAGAAGGTTAGCCCTTGAACAATACGATTATTGGAAACCAGAAACAGTCATCGTTGAGGCAAAAGCATCGGGTCTGCCTTTGACCTATGAACTTAGAAAGATGAATATACCAGTTGTGAACTTCTCACCATCGAAGGGGAATGATAAGCATGCTCGTGTAAATGCGGTTGCACCTTTGTTTGAAAGTGGTATGATATGGGCTCCTAAGCAAAAATTTGCAGAGGAGGTCATAGAGGAGTGTGCAGCATTCCCTTATGGCGATCATGATGACTTAGTTGATAGTACAACACAAGCTATCATGAGATTTAGACAAGGAGGTTTAATTGACCATCCTGAAGACTACGTGGATCAAGGACAACCTAAACCAAAAAGGATTTATTATTAATGTCTTCTTTAAGAGATAAAGTTTCAAAAAATTTTAGCAAAGCTAAAAAAACTGAATTTGAAAGACGTGTTAATGAACTAAGCGGAGCCATGTCAGAGATGGCTGCCATCCAGTTAGTTTTAGGAGAAATGTTCAGAGAAGGAAAAGAAGATGGTGGTATTATGGGTGGTGTTAGTGATGAAATAAAAGATCCGATAATAAGAAAACTAAAAGTATTACCAGACACATTAGATAAAATAGCAAAAAAAATAGCACCTTTATTAGGTTTTGAACCAAAAGAAATTGAAAGACTTTTAGAAGAGGAAAAAAGAAAAAGATCTAAAAAAGAAGATGGTGGTATTATGGGTGGTGCTACTTATGAGGATTTTTTAGAATTTATGAAACAAAATCAACAAATGGAAAAAGAGATGGGAAGAAGAAGATTGTTAGAATCATTTAGGCAGTATATGAGAAGGCAACAACCAGTTGAAGCTGCCAAGGGCGGACTTGCTAAGTTATTAGGTGAGTAATGATCAAGAAGCTCACAAGAACCATACCCCCTTTACGTGGACCTAACCCTCAAGGGTTGAATGTTCCTCTAAAACAAGTTAAAACGATCAAACTGGAGAAATTAAATGGCAGAAATAGACAAGTCGCTACCAAATCAGACAAGAACAGAAGTAAAAGTTCCATCTGAAGAAATCGACGTAAAAGAACAAACAGTAGAACAAGCACCCGTTGAAGTCACACCTGAAGAAGATGGTGGTGTAACACTAAACTTTGAACCTGGTGCAATAAATATTCCTGGAACAGAATCACATTTTGATAATCTTGCTGACATTTTACCAGACGATGTTTTAGCTCCTATTGGTGGAGATATGGTTCAAAATTACATGGACTATAAAGCATCAAGAAAAGATTGGGAACAATCTTACATACAAGGTTTAGATCTTTTAGGATTTAAATATGAAAATAGAACAGAGCCTTTTCAAGGAGCTTCAGGTGCAACTCACCCAGTCCTCGCAGAAGCAGTTACACAATTTCAAGCACAAGCTTACAAAGAATTATTACCAAGTGGCGGACCTGTAAGAACTCAAATTATTGGAGTAAAAAATCCACAAACAGAATTACAAGCACAGCGTGTTAAAGATTACATGAACTATTTAATTATGGATCAAATGAAAGAGTATGAAGAAGAGTTTGATTCTATGCTATTTCATTTACCACTAGCTGGTTCTACATTCAAAAAAGTTTACTACGATGTACCAATGGGTAGAGTAGTTTCAAAATTTATACCAGCAGATGAATTAGTTGTACCCTACACAGCGACTTCAATTGAAGATGCAGAAGCAGTTATACACGTTGTTAAAATGTCAGAAAATGAATTAAGAAAACAACAAGTAAACGGATTTTACTCTGACATAGATTTAACTCCACCAGGAACTATTGAACAAAACTCTGTAGAGAAAAAAGAAAGAGAATTAGATGGAACAAAAAAAGTTGGTAAACAAGAAACTATGTATACACTCTTAGAGTGTCACGTAAATTTAGACTTAGAAGGTTTTGAAGAAGTTGGTGCTGATGGACAGCCAACAGGAATAAAATTGCCCTACATTGTAACTGTAGAAGAAGGCAGTCGAGCAGTACTCTCTATTAGGAGAAACTTTGCACCCAACGATCTAAAGAAAAATAAAATTCAATATTTTGTACATTTTAAATTTCTGCCAGGACTTGGATTTTATGGCTTTGGATTAATTCATATGATTGGCGGATTGAGCAGAACAGCGACTTCTGCTCTCCGTCAACTATTAGATGCTGGAACATTATCTAATCTACCAGCTGGTTTTAAACAAAGAGGTGTAAGAGTTAGAGATGAAGCATCACCAATACAACCAGGTGAATTTAAAGATGTTGATGCACCAGGTGGCAATTTACGTGATGCATTTTTTCCGTTACCATACAAAGAACCATCACCAACATTATTAAATTTATTAGGAGTAGTTGTGTCCGCTGGTCAAAGGTTCGCTGCTATTGCTGACATGCAAGTGGGCGATGGTAACCAAGCAGCGGCGGTTGGAACAACAATAGCATTATTGGAACGTGGATCACGGGTCATGAGTGCTATACACAAAAGATGTTATGCGGCTATGAAAGATGAGTTTAAACTATTATCTAAAGTTGTATCACAATACTTACCACCAGAATATCCATACGATGTTGTTGGTGGAGCACGGAACATTAAACAATCTGATTTTGATGATAGAATAGATGTCATACCGGTAGCAGATCCAAATATATTTTCTATGTCACAAAGAATTACTTTAGCGCAAACACAATTACAATTAGCTACTTCAAATCCACAAATTCATAACTTGTATCAAGTTTATAGAAACATGTATGAAGCAATCGGTGTTAAAAATGTAGATGCCGTATTACCACCACCAGCCCCTAATGCACCAATGGATCCAAGTATGGAACATATAAATGCTTTAGCTGGTAAACCTTTTCAAGCTTTTCCAGGTCAAGACCACAGAGCACACATAACAGCTCACTTAAACTTTATGTCGACTAACATTGTTAGAAATAATCCTGCAGTTATGGCTTCTATACAAAAAAATATTTTAGAGCACATTAGTTTAATGGCACAAGAACAAGTACAATTAGAGTTTAGAGAGCAGTTACAACAAATGATTATGATGCAACAACAAGCAGCTCTAAATCCACAGATACAAGCAAACCTACAAGCGTTAACAAATCAAGTTGAAGCTAGAAAATCTGTGTTGATAGCTGAGATGACACAAGAATTTATGCAAGAAGAGAAAAAAATCACATCACAATTCGACTCTGATCCTCTTTTAAAACTAAAAGCTAGAGAAGTAGACTTACGTGCTATGGAAAATGAGAGAAAAAGAGATAGTGATGTAGCACAACAAGACATTGCAAGAGCAAGATTGATGCAACAAGGCGATATTGCAGATGAAAAAATGGAACAAAACGAAAAATTAGCTAAATTACGTGCTGGAGTTAGTCTTGCAAAGACTGGAGTGCAACAAGCTAAGGTACAAATAGAGGAATAATTATGCCATTGACTAAAAAAGGTAAAAAAATTATGAAATCCATGAAGAAACAGTATGGAAAAAAGAAGGGTGAAACAGTTTTCTATGCATCTCGTAACAAAGGTGTTATAAAGGGTGTAGAAAAAGGCAAAAAAAGGAGCTAAAATGCAAAAACTTGATAAAATCAAAGAAGTTAAAGTTGCAGAGCAGAGTATTGAAGTAGATCCAAGATCTAAAACTACTGCTGACCAATCTTTTAACTAC